CTGTGAGGACTGATGGCAGTTTATCTTTTAGTGGTAGTTTTAATGGCACGTTAAAAACAGATAAGGAGTTTACAAACGATCCAGCTTGGGTTTTATATGATGTCTTAACTAATACACGTTACGGAGCGTCCATACCAGAAACAGCAATAGATAAGTTTGCTTTTTATTCTGCATCTGAATACAATTCAACTCTTATTGATGATGGAGATGGAGGAACAGAAGCAAGATTTAGTTGCAATGTAAATATAAATAATCAGAAGGAAGCATTTGAACTTATACAGGATCTTTGTTCTGTCATGAGAGTACAGGCTTTTTATGAGGCTGGCAGTATTACGATCTCACAGGATAGACCATCTAATCCTGTTTATACCTTTAATATTTCTAACGTAACTGAAGGTGGTTTTTCATATAGCAATCAGAGTCAGAAAGCTAAGTTTACAAAGATAAATGTAGGTTTCTTTGATATGACAACTCAATCTATTGACTATGAAACAGTAGATGATACAACAGCACAGTCAAGGTATGGAATTAAAACACAGACTATAAAAAGCTTTGCCACAACATCAAGAGGTCAGGCTTCAAGAATGGCGAAGTGGTTATTGTTCAATCAAAATAATTCGTCTGAAATAGTTAACTTTAGTATTACTGCTGAAGCAGGTGTATTGGTACGTCCTGGACAGATAATTTCTATAGCAGATGAGGTAAAACAGGGAGTCAGAAGAGGAGGAAGAATAAAGACAGGTATTAGTACAACTCAGATAGAAGTTGATGATACATCATCCACTGATCTTGTTACTTCCAATAATGCAAAACTATCAGTGATCTTATCTGACGGAACGCTAGAAACTAAAGATATATCTGCAATCAGTTCTGCTACTGTCACTGTTTCCTCTGCTTTTTCTTCCGTACCACAGGCAAATAGTGTCTGGGTTATAGAAAATACAACACTTGAACCTACGACATGGAGAGTCGTAAACGTACAGGAACAGGAAAATCTTACATTCAGCATTACAGCCGTATCACATAACAGTGGTAAATATGCCTTTGTTGAAGATGGCACAGCTTTGCCTACAAAAAACTTTACTTTAATTACTAAAAAATTATCTGCTCCACAGAACTTGACTGCTTCTGAGTCACTTATTGTTATTAATAATAAAGCAGTTGCAAGATTATCAATATCCTTTGCTACTGTTAAAGGTGCTATTGGATATTATCTGCAATATAAATTTGAAAATGGAAACTTTATTAATCAACAGGTAAAGGCTACTGATTTTGATATAGATAATATTACTAATGGTAAGTTTGTTATCAGAGTATTTTCTATAAATGCAATAAATAAATTAAGTGAAAGACCAAATGAAATAGAATTTACATCTGTTGGTAAAACTGCACTACCTGGTGATGTACAGAATTTAAGAGTGGAAACTATATCAGATCAGTTGATGAGATTACGTTTTGATAAATCCACTGATATTGATGTATTACATGGTGGAAACGTAGTTGTAAGGCATAGCAATTTAACCAATGGTAATGGTACGTTTACTAATTCTGTTGACTTAATCCCTGCTTTACCAGGATCAGTCAGTGAAACCATGCTACCCGCTATTGATGGTGAATATATTCTTAAATTTAGAGATGATGGTGGAAGGTTAAGTTCTGGTGAAGCATCTGTTGTTGTTGTTAATCCTGATCCATTACCTAAACTCCTTGTTTTTAATGATAGAGAAGATACAGATTCACCTCCTTTTGACGGTACAAAAGTAGATTGTTTTTTCAGTGCAGAAGTTAATGGTTTAGTTTTGGGATCTACGGAAACATTAGATGATGTTGCAGATTTTGATGCTATTTCATCCTTTGATTTTCTTGGTGCTGTAGATACAACAGATGGAGGCACTTATGACTTTGCTAATATCCTTGATCTTGGTGGTGTCCAACCCTTACGTTTGACAAGACATTTTGTTACACAGGGTTTTTATCCTAATGATTTGATTGATAGTAGATCAGGTAATATTGACACTTGGACTGATTTTGATGCAGCGACAGCCTTTGATGTGAACGCAAAACTGTTGGTGGCAGTGACATCTGATGCACCTTCCAATGGTTCTAGCTATCAGGATAGTGATTTTACAGGCAAGACATTTAATACCTTTGCTAATGGAACTCATGTCGGAAGAGGATTTAAGTTCAGATGTGAAATGTTAAGTTTTGACCCTGCACAAAGTATTGAAATAGATCAACTTGGATATAAAGCAGAACTAGATAGAAGAACAGAGCAGAAAAGTAATTTAAGTAGTGGCACAAGTGCATCTGGTCTTGCGGTAACTTTTGATAATACATTCTTTACAGGATCAAGTGGCACGAGTGTTAGTGCTGGCAGTCAACTTCCTAGTATTGGTATTACTGCAAATGATTTAGGTGGAACTGATAAATTTGAATTAACTAATATATCTGGGAGTGGTTTTACAATAAAATTTACAAATGCTGGAAATGCTGTACAGAATAAAACATTTAGTTATACAGCAGTAGGTTTTGGACGTGGTAGTTAGTGTTGAATTAGGATATACTTAGAGAAAATTTTGGATTAGGAAATGGCACAACACGATTATGTTATAGATAACTCCACAG